CTTTTGGACGACAGAGAACATCGACGCCCGCGACGTCGAGGATACTGACAAGCAGGTCTACGAGCAGATCATCGCGGAGTACGGTGAGGACTCGATACAGGCCAAGGTCGAGGTGTACGGCGAATTCCCCAGCGCGGGAGATGATCAGTTCATCGGGCCGACGCTAGTCGATCAGGCGTTCGGTCGGCCTAAGCACAAGGACGAGACAGCACCGATCGTGATCGGGATTGACCCGGCGCGTTCAGGTGGTGACTCGACAGTCATTGCAGTTAGACAAGGGCGGGACATCATCGCCATCCGGCGGTATCGGGGTGATGATACGATGACGACCGTCGGGCACGTCATTGACGCGATCGAGGAGTACAAGCCGGCGCTGACGGTGATCGACGAAGGTGGTCTGGGCTACGGCATACTTGACCGGCTGGTCGAACAGCGGTATAAGGTGCGTGGGGTCAACTTTGGCTGGAAGGCCAAGAACCAGATCATGTGGGGCAACAAGCGCGCCGAGCTGTGGGGCGCGATGCGTGACTGGTTGAGGACTGCGTCGATCACGTCGGACAGGCAACTGAAGGCGGATCTGACCGGGCCAAAGACCAAGCCGGACTCAAGCGGTACGATCTTCTTGGAGAGCAAGAAGGACATGAAAGCCAGGGGTCTAGCCTCTCCCGACGCCGCCGATGCGATCGCGGTGACGTTTGCATTTCCTGTCGCCTCGCGCGAGCCTCGCGCTGCCGCACCTCGCCGCCACTACAGCGACCGCTCAGCGGGCGCGACAAGCTGGATGGGCGCATGACCAAGAAGTCTGTCAGTCTGTCAGTTGGGCGTGGAGAAAAGCGCCCTACAAGCCAAGGCGCTGGCCTGACGGCTAAGGGGCGCGAGAAGTACAATCGCGCGACTGGCAGCAATCTGAAAGCACCCGCGCCCAATCCTAAGACCGAAGCCGACAAGGGCCGCAAGGCGTCCTTCTGCGCAAGAATGGGGGCAGTAGCCGCCAAGGCCAAAGATGGCGAACGCGCCAAAGCCGCGCTCAAACGATGGAAGTGCTGAGATGAAACCAGGTCTGTACGCCAACATCAACGCCAAACGCGAGCGCATCAAAGCCGGGTCTGGCGAGAAGATGAGAAAGCCAGGCGCTCCCGGCGCACCGACAGCCAAGGCGTTCAAAGAGAGCGCTAAAACGGCCAAGAAGAGGTAAGTGTGGCTAGTGACGATGCGTTCACGCCAAAAGGTGTGCACAACCAGATGTTGCGCATACTGGAGAACGTTCGTGGTGGGCTTCCAGAGGTAACCAACAATTTTCTAGACATGCCGGAAGGCATACAACCTAGCCGCACACTCGGCGCGTACGCGCACAGCTACGGACCCTTTGGGCGCATTTTTATTTCTAAGCGAGCCGGGCCTGCCGTCGAGACGCATGAGGTGGCGCACGCTACCAATTGGGATCTCGCAAAACTTTACTACGCCGCGCTAAACAAAAAAACGCCTGAGGCCCGTCAATTTACAGATGCGTTTAAAAAACTTGGTAGCGGGCAAAATGTTGTACTAGCCAACAAACTAGCGCCTGCTTGGATGGCTAAAGAAGACCCCTACCGCACTAGCCCCGACGAGTTGACGGCCTTTGCCGTTGGGAACACAATGGGCGGCAGTCATGGCCGCAATGAGCCTTGGCGCGGCGGCCTGCATGTTGACCCCACTTTGACCACTGAATATTCAATTTTGATGGACTTGGCAGAGAAATACCTCGCTGCTGAGTCTAAAAAGAGGTAACCATGCCACTCGTCAAGTCACCCAGCAAAGCCGCCTTCCGTAAGAACGTAGCGGCTGAAGTCAAGGCCGGAAAGCCGGTCAAACAGGCCGTGGCGATCGCGTACTCCACCAAACGGCAAGCCGCCAAGAAGAAATAATGGTCTACGATCCGACAGGCATCATCGGCGCGGCAGAAGTCTCGGATGTAGGCGGCGCGCCGGACAAGGACACTGCGCACAAGCTGTCGCAGATGCGCAGTCGCTTCAAGATGGCGATTGCGGCGTACAGCGACACGCGGGAAGATCAGTTGGACGACTTGCGGTTCATGGCCGCAAGTCCCGACAACCACTACCAGTGGCCGGCAGATGTGCTGTCAACACGCGGGTCGGTGCAAGGCCAGACCATCAACGCGCGTCCGTGCTTGACGATCAACAAGCTGCCGCAACACGTGCGGCAAGTGACTAACGAGCAGCGGCAAAACAGGCCGTCGCCCAACGTCATTCCAGTCGACGACGACGCCGACATCGAGGTCGCTGAGATCTTCGACGGCATGATCCGGCATATTGAGTACATGTCGGACGCGGACGTTGCTTATGACACCGCCTGCGACAACCAGGTGACGTACGGCGAGGGCTACATTCGGATTTTGACCGAGTATTGCGACGAAACGAGCTTCGATCAGGACATCAAGATCGGGCGCGTACGGAACAGTTTCTCGGTCTACATGGATCCAACGATCCAAGACCCGTGCGGTGCAGATGCCGAGTGGTGCTTTATCACAGAAGACATCCTGAAGGCCGATTACGAGCGGATGTACCCCAACGCCATGCCCGTCAGCTCGATCATGACGCAAGGCGTGGGCGATCAGGCGCTCTCGCAGTGGCTGTCTGAGACGACTGTGCGGATTGCAGAGTATTTCTACTGCGATTACAAGCCCGAAACGCTCAATTTGTACCCTGACGGCACGACGACCTATCAAGGTACGCCGCAGGACAAAATCATGCGTCAAATGGGTCTAAAACCGACCCGTCAACGCAAGTTGCAGCGGAAAAGCATCAAATGGTGCAAGACCAACGGCTACGAGATCATCGAAGAGCGTGACTGGGCGGGGGCTTACATCCCCGTCATCCGCGTCATCGGCAACGAATGGTCGATCGAAGGCCAACTTGAGATCTCAGGATTGGTCAGAAACGCCAAAGACGCCCAGCGGATGTACAACTACTGGGTAAGTCAAGAGGCGGAAATGCTGGCGCTTGCGCCTAAGGCACCGTTTATTGGCTACGGCGGTCAGTTCGAGGGTTACGAAGAGAAGTGGAAGACTGCGAACACGCAGAACTACCCATATCTTGAGGTCAACCCTGATGCGACCGACGGCGCGGGCAATATGTTGCCTTTGCCGCAGCGGGCGCAGCCTCCGATGGCCCAAACTGGCCTGATTCAGGCCAAAATGGGGGCTTCTGAGGACATCAAAGCGGCGACTGGGCAGTACAACGCCAGCCTTGGAATGACGTCAAATGAGCGGTCTGGACGGGCTATTTTGGCCCGTCAGCGCGAGGGCGACGTCGGTACGTACCATTATGTCGACAATCTGGCGCGGGCCATCCGGCACGTCGGCCGGCAACTGGTCGATCTGATCCCCAAAATCTACGACACGCAGCGTATTGCGCGGGTGATCGGGGTGGACGGCGAGTCGAAGATGGTGCGGCTCGATCCTAACCAGCCGCAGGCCGTGCAAAAGCTCGTGAACGAGCAAGGTGTCGTGGTCGAGAAGATCTACAACCCTGGCGTCGGCAAGTACGACGTCAAGGTCACGACCGGCCCGAGCTACCTGACCAAGCGTCAGGAGTCGATGGACGCGATGAGCCAGATTCTGCAAGGCAATCCGAACCTGTGGGCGGCGGCTGGCGATCTGTTCGTCAAGAACATGGACTGGCCGGGTGCTCAAGAGATGGCGCAGCGTTTGAAAAAGATGATCGATCCGAAACTGCTGCAGGAAGAGGACGATCCAGCGCTGCAAGCGGCCAATCAGCAGATCCAAGCGATGCAGCAGCAGATGGAGCAGATGTACAACATGCTCCAAAACGTCGGCAAGTCGATGGAAGCGCAAAAGTTGCGCATTGACGAGTACAATGCTGAAACCAAGCGTATTCAAGCCGTTCAAACAGGCATGACACCGGATCAAGTGCAGGATGTGGTCATGCAGACGTTGAAAGACGTCATGACGGCAGGCGACATGGTGGTGGCACAACAAATGGGCATGACGCAATGAGCTGCGCAGACTTTATCGGCACACTGTTTCTAGCGCGGGACGTTACGCACAGCGTACATCTTAATACGAGGTCGTACGCCAAACACGTCGCGCTGAACGAGTTCTACGACTCGATCGTAGACCTTGCCGACAAGTTTGCGGAAGCCTATCAGGGCCGGCATGGGCTGATCGGGCCGATCACGCTGATGTCAGCCAAGAAGACGACCGATGTCATTGAGTTCCTCAAAGACTCGCTTGCGGACATCGAAGACATGCGGTACAAGGTGATCGAGAAAGACGACACGCCGCTTCAAAACATCATTGATGAGATCGTCGGGCAGTATTTAT